AGACCAGAAACTCTTCTGGGATAGGTCGAATTGGCAGCCTTTATGTGAGCATCATCATAATGTAAAGACGATGACCGAGGATAGATTTAAGGAATATCGGTTCTGATGGAGCAAGGGTAGGGGGTATTTGAATCTTCGCAGGCCTTAGGCTACAAGACCGGCGCCCCCTTTTCTGTGCAAAATCGCGAAATGGAAGAGGGGGTATCGTAGAATAGCAGTAACTGAAATGGAAACTAAATGAATAAAATGATATAAAATGGTAACTATAATATTGACTTTAATTTGTGTGTGACATATAATAAGCATGAGGTAGAATGACTTTTGTTGATTGGAGGAAGTTAATATGTTTGATGTGAATTCCATGATAGCTGCAAATATTGTAGCAATTCTTAAAAAACAGAATAGAAAACAAATAGATTTGGCAGGGGCATTGCAGACAAATAAACAGACAATAAGTAAGATGCTTAATGGTTCAAGAATGATTAATGCGATAGAACTGAAGCGTATCGCAGAGTTCTTGGGTGTTAAGATGGAAGAACTTACCAAGCTTCAGGGAGATTCTGTTGATACAGATATTGTTCATGCGTTCATGGGAAAAGTTGAATCAGAGGAAGCTAAAGAAGCACTTAATATTGCTGATAAGCTTTCAAACATGATTCTTTTCCATAGTCGAGTTAGAGATAATGGTATGGCTATGATGAAACCTTGGGAGGCATAATGGGAGATACTTTTTTTGAAAACTTGTTTTATAAGCAAGAGAAGCAATTTGAAAAAATAAATGATTTATCAAAGGCTTTTGCTGTAAATTACTGTGGAAATACCATTATTAGAGAATCTATTTTTGGCATAGTTTCAAATTATGCACGTAAGAGGGAACTGGCTCTTGAAGTGCTTCGTTATCCATTTAGGGATGATGAATTATGGGCGTTTACCTTTGTGAAGAAGGGTACGATTTTCTTGTGTGTGAATACAGAACTGCCAATGTGTAAGCAGATTTTTGCAACGGCACATGAGTTATATCATATTCATTGCTATGCAGAGGATATTAATACCAGCACTATTACATCAGGTTCTTTATTGGATTCAAAAACGGTTGATGAAGTAGCAGCTACGCAGGAAGATCTTGAAGCAAATGCTTTTGCAGGGTTGCTTTTGATGCCGGATGCCAGTGTGATAGAACAGTTTAAGATGTTTGGAATCTCAAAAGAGAATATGGGGATTGATGATGTGCTGATTCTTATGGATTTGTTTGCGCTTCCTTACAAAGCAGTTGTATTGCGCTTAGTAGAGAGCGGTGTGATTACAGAAGAGAAGGCCAGAAATCTTTATCAAGAAAAAAGTGAAAGCATTGCAATCAGAATTGAATTGACTGGAAAAGCAGAACAGTGGCAGCAGAATAGTGGAAGTTTACTCCGCTATGGAAGTTTGTTGGATAATCTGGCTTTTAACTCTGAACACGAATTACTTGTGGATAGTAGAGAGGAATCTGATAGGGCATACTTGGAAAAAATCGGAAAGGAATTTCGGAATCGAAAATAAGGTGAGTATATGGCAAATGAAAAATATGCCTTGCTGGATACTGACTTTATATCCAAGATGCATTTGATACGCAAGGATGATCATAATAAATTAATAGACAAAATTATGGCAATGCCAGGCTATTGCTTTTATTGTCATAAACAGATTCAAGTAGAAATCATGCGTCACAATATAGCTGGGGCACCAGAATGGTTTCAGTCGAAAATTGAATCAAAATCAATATGTATGTATGACGATGAAATGATACTGGATGAATTATCAGGAGTCTATGGTGAATGGGCTATCAGCGCATATGCAGGAATGCTTAAAACTGCGTGCGATGCATATAAAGATGGATATTTTGAAGAGAAGTTTGTTCTTGTGTCTCAAATGGACTGCCGCAGTATAAGTAGAGAAGATTTTTTGAAGCAACTGCAAGATGATTGTGACACTATCGGCGAGGGACAAAATCTCGGAGAACTGAAGTCATATGTCTTATTGCAAGTGCTGAATTTGAAGTTCGGTGAACAAATCTATGTCTTTTGTTCTGATGATAAAAATGCCAGAAATGGTGTAATCAGTATAGGCGGAGCTAGATGTATTAGTGTATTGTCATCGTTTGTAAGGCTGAAAAAAGAAATTAGCTTTACGAAAGAGGATGCTATGCCATACATCGATTCTTATATGAATACTTGTTTAGGAAAAGATCAAACAGCATTCAGGGTTCAAGATACTTCAAAAGAGAGGCGAATGTGCAGGATACCATGTGAGCAAGTATTTGAAGAGATATTTGATGGGAAAATAGATGAGTTAATAACTGGAAATTTAAAATACATATAGATATTCATCATGAGGATCGTGTAGAAATACATGGTCCTTTTATTTTCACGAGTAGTAAGGAAAATGCCATGCTTGCATGAGCATTTGACGAGCACCGCGATAACCCAAGAAATTGATTTCTTGGGTGTGCAGAAAATTAAGGAAGGAGGGGATTCCAGTGGCAGGAAGAAAGCCAAAGCCTACAGCGGTTAAGAAACTGGAGGGTAATCCAGGTAAAAGAAAACTGAATACGAAAGAGCCAGTTCCGGCAAAGGGAATGCCTGACTGTCCGGAGTGGCTGCTTCCAGAGGCGAAGAAAGAGTGGGAACGACTTGCGGATCTGATGAACCAGATGGGAGTTCTGACCGAGGTGGATATGGCGGCATTTGCTGCATACTGCCAGTCTTATGCCAGATGGAAGGAAGCGCAGGAGCATATAGATTCTGAGGGGTCGACCTTTGAAACGGATAAAGGATATCAGCAGCAGACACCTTGGGTTGGTATTGCAAATACCAATCAGAAGCTGATGCTGCAGGCGGCATCCGAGTTTGGGCTTACGCCTTCATCCAGATCACGTATTGTGGCTGGTAGTGCAAAGGGGAAGGAGCCGGAAGATGAGATGGAGGCATTGCTTGGGGGTGATTCTTAATGGCAAAGGAACCAAGACCAAAGGGATATCCGAAGCTTAAGAATTATAAACCTTCCCAGTTCATGCTTCCGACTTCACATTATGATAAGAAGAAAGCAGACAGGGCAGTGACCTTTATTGAGAATCTTTGTCACACCAAAGGTAAATGGGCAGGAACACCATTCTGGCTATTACCGTGGCAGGAGCAATTGATAAGAGATATATTCGGGATTGTAAAACCTGATGGGAACAGGCAGTTCCGCACTGCATTTGTGGAGATATGTAAGAAAGTAGGTAAGAGCGAATTAGCAGCAGCAGTCGCTCTTTATTTATTGTATGCGGACAATGAGCCTTCCGCAGAAGTGTATGGTGCAGCGGCTGACAGACAGCAGGCATCCATCGTATTTGATGTGGCAAAACAGATGGTAGAGATGTCACCGGCTCTGATGAAAAGAAGCAAGCTGATGGGAGCCACTAAGCGTATTGTGAATTACAGTAATGCCGGATATTATCAGGTGCTGTCAGCTGAGGTTGGCGGTAAACATGGATTTTCGGTGAGTGGATTAGTATTTGACGAAATCCATACTCAGCCAAATCGGCAGTTATACGATGTACTTACCAAGGGTTCGTCGGATGCAAGACAGAATCCGCTTCACTTTATTATCACGACTGCAGGCAATGACAGACATTCTATTGCATATGAACTTCATACGAAGGCAGTGGATATTCTGGAAGGCAGACGTGTGGACCCGACTTTTTATCCTGTAGTCTATGGACTTAAGGACGATGAGGATTGGGAAGATGAGGCAAACTGGTACAAGGTTAATCCTTCTCTTGGATATACCGTTGATATTGAAAGGTTGAGGGATGCATACAGGGAAGCAAAGCAGAATCCGGCTGATGAAATCACATTCAAATGGCTTCGATGCAATATGTGGGTCAGTTCGACCGTTGCATGGATTCCTGATGCGATTTATATGAGAGGCAATGAGCCGATTGATATGGACGCACTTGCTGGTAGAGATTGCTATGCGGGCCTGGACTTATCCAGTACTGGAGATATTACGGCACTGGTACTGATATTTCCACCAAGGGATGAAGAGGAAAAGTATGTACTTTTGCCATATTTTTGGATTCCGGAGGAAACCATTCCGAGAAGAGTGAAAGCCAATTCCGTACCATATGATATCTGGGAGAAACAGGGTTACATCATGTCTACCGAAGGAAATGTGATTCATTATGATTTCATCGAGAAGTTCATCATGGATTTATCCGAGAAGTATCACATTTTAGAGATTGCGGTGGATAGATGGAATGCGACTCAGATGATTCAAAATTTGGAGGGCGAAGGTTTTACCATTGTTCCTTTTGGTCAGGGATTTTCTTCAATGTCAGCTCCGACGAAAGAATTCTATCGCTTACTGATGGAGGGAAGAATTATTCACGGTGGGAATCCAGTGCTTAGATGGATGGCAGGTAACGTTGTTATTGACACAGATCCTGCTGGCAATATTAAAGTAACCAAAGCTAAATCTAAGGAGAAGATAGATGGCATTGTTGCCGCAATTATGGCGCTTGATAGATGTATACGTCAGGAAGGGCAGAGTGGCAGCGTTTACGATGAGAGAGGATTGTTGGTATTTTAAGGAGGATGTATGGGATTTTTCAGTAATTTATTTCGGGGAAGGGGTGCTCCTTCTAACAGTACAGCTGGAAGCGGGTGTGGATTCTTTATGGGGAGTACGGCTTCCGGGAAGAGAGTGAACGCAAGGAGTGCCATGCAGATGACTGCTGTGTATTCCTGTGTGAGGATTCTTTCTGAGGCGGTGGCGGGTCTGCCATTGCAGTTTTACAGGTATAACGATAACGGAGGTAAGGAGAAGGCGGTGGATCATCCGCTTTATTTTCTGCTGCATGATGAGCCGAATCCGGAGATGACTTCTTTTGTGTTCCGGGAGACTCTGATGACGCATTTGCTTTTGTGGGGGAATGCGTACAGTCAGATCATCCGGAATGGAAAGGGTGAAATTGTGGCTCTTTATCCGCTGATGCCTGACCGGATGACGGTGGACAGGGATGAGCATGGCAGGCTTTATTATGAGTATCTGGTTTATGACGGGGATGATGTGGACGGAAGAACCGGGACAGATCCGAAAGCAAATGGAAAGATTGTGCGTCTGCATCCGGCGGATGTGCTGCATATTCCGGGGCTTGGATTTGACGGGCTGGTCGGATATTCACCTATTGCCATGGCGAAGAATGCGATCGGGCTTGCCATTGCTGCGGAGGAGTATGGAAGCAAGTTTTATGCCAACGGTGCCGCTCCGTCAGGAGTGCTGGAGCATCCGGGGACTTTGAAGGATCCGGGCAGGGTGCGTGAGAGCTGGCAGTCCACTTTCGGGGGAAGCAGCAATGCCAATAAGGTTGCTGTCCTGGAAGAGGGAATGAAGTATACGCCGATTTCCATTGCACCGAATGAAGCCCAGTTCCTGGAAACCAGGAAGTTTCAGATTGATGAGATTGCCAGGATTTTCAGGGTACCGCCGCATATGGTCGGGGATCTGGACAAGTCCAGTTTCAGCAATATTGAACAGCAGTCTTTGGAGTTTGTGAAGTATACACTGGATCCCTGGGTGAGCCGGTGGGAACAGGCAATGGTCAGGGCTCTGCTGTCTGCGGAGGAAAAGAAGAAGTATTTCTTTAAGTTCAATGTGGATGGCCTGCTCAGGGGTGATTACCAGTCAAGGATGACCGGTTATGCCACGGCAAGACAGAATGGATGGATGAGTGCCAATGATATCCGGGAACTGGAAAATATGGACCGGATCCCGGAGGAGCTTGGCGGTGATCTGTATCTGATTAATGGAAATATGACAAAATTACAGGATGCCGGTATCTTTGCCGGATCTGGAAAGGGGAAGGATACTGGTGAAGAAGTTTTGGAACTGGAAAAAGAAAGTGATAAATCTGGAAAGCGGACAGGAAGCTGAGGAAAGAATCCTGTTCATGAACGGAGTTATCGCTGAGGACAGCTGGTTTGACGATGATGTCACGCCGGCTCTTTTTAAGGATGAGCTGAATGCGGGAACGGGGGATATTACCCTGTGGATCAACAGTCCGGGCGGGGACTGTGTTGCCGCAGCGCAGATTTTTAACATGCTGTCGGAGTATCCGGGAAAGGTTACGGTGAAGATTGACGGGCTTGCGGCATCTGCTGCGTCTGTCATTGCAATGGCCGGAACTGAGGTATGGATGAGTCCGGTAAGCATGATGATGATCCATAATCCGGCGACGGTTGCGTGGGGTGACCATTCGGAGATGAAGAAGGCTATGGAACTTCTGGATGCGGTGAAAGAATCTATCATCAATGCTTATGTACGGAAAACGGGACAGAGCAGGGCGAAGCTGTCACATCTGATGGATGCGGAAACGTGGATGGATGCGAATAAGGCTGTGGAGCTTGGCTTTGCGGATGACATCCTGTTCCAGAAAGAGGAACAGGGCAGTGAAGGCGAAAATGGAGATCCAGGTGCTGGCCGTACAGAAAACGGGACATCTGATTCCGTAATGTTTTCCAGACGGGCAGTGAATAATGCGCTGATGAATAAGCTGGAGAGGCATTATGGAAAGACTGGAAAATCCGTGAAAGATCAGGCGGGGATCGGCTTGAATGGAAATGGTGCTGAGGGGGACGATCCCTGTAATGGATGTTTCGGGGCGGCGGAGAATGCCTGCCAGAAGTGTGAAAAGAAGAAAGTGAATACGAATGTTACAGGGCGTTCTGCGGATGATCTGCGTGAACGCTTAAATTTTATCAAAAAATATATCTGAGGAGGATACGGATTATGACGATTCAGGAATTAATGGAGAAGAGAGCTAAGGTTTGGGAAGCTGCAAAGAATTTTGTGGATACCCATGAGAATGAAAATGGTGTTCTGTCTGCGGAGGACAGTGCAACCTATGAGAGGATGGAAGCGGAGATTGAGGATCTGACAAAGGCGATTGACCGCCACCGCAAGGCTGAGGAAATGGAAAAGAACCTGAACCAGCCGGTAAACCAGCCGCTGACCGGGAAGCCTTATGCAGGCGGCCAGGGTGAGCCAAAGACAGGACGTGCTTCTGATGAATACCGCAGGGCAATGCTGAATGCACTGAGAAGCAACTTCCGCCAGGTTTCCAATACCCTTCAGGAGGGCGTGGATGCCGATGGTGGTTATCTGGTTCCGGAAGAGTATGACAGAAGACTGGTTGATGTTCTGAATGAAGAAAATATCATGCGCCGTCTTGCCACAAGAATCGTGACTTCCGGGGAGCATAAGATCAATATTGCAGCTACCAAGCCAGCGGCAAGCTGGATCGAGGAAGGCGGGGCGCTGACTTTCGGGGATGCGACTTTTGACCAGAAGATTCTGGATGCACATAAGCTTCATGTGGCGATCAAGGTAACTGAGGAACTGCTTTATGACAATGCCTTTAATCTGGAAAATTACATCCTTGTCCAGTTTGGAAAGGCACTTGCCAATGCGGAAGAGGATGCCTTCCTGAACGGAAACGGAACAGGGAAACCGACCGGTATTTTTGACGGAACAGGCGGAGGACATCTGCTGAATACACTGGCTGCGGCTTTGAAATCAGATGACATGCTGGATCTGGTGTATGGCCTGAAACGTCCGTACCGTAAAAATGCATCCTTTATCATGAATGATGCAACACTGCCTTCCCTTAGAAAGCTGAAAGACAATAACGGTGCTTATATCTGGCAGCCGGCTTACCAGGCAGGGGAACCGGACAGGATCCTGGGATATAAGGTGGAGACTTCTGCCTATGCACCGAAGGACGGCATTGCTTTTGGGGATTACAGCTATTACAACATTGGTGACCGCGGAAACAGATCTTTCAAGCAGCTGAATGAACTGTTTGCAGGCAACGGAATGATCGGTTTTGTTGCAAAAGAACGTGTGGACGGAAAACTGGTTCTTCCGGAAGCCGTGCAGATTATGAAACTGAAGGCAGACTGATTTTTTGAATAAGGGGACCGGCAGGAGAAGTACAGGCCTGCCGGTTCTGTTTTGAGGTGATGCAGTTGGCAGTGACAGTGGATGAGATGAAGAATTACCTGCGTGTGGATTTTGAGGATGATGATGCGCTGATCGGGGACCTGATCAGGCAGGGGAAGCAGATCTGTATGGATGTGGCAAGGATTGCGGATGCGGATGAGTTTGAAAAACTGCAGGGTACGAAGATTGCTGTGCAGTATGCAGCGGCGTATTTGTACGAACACAGGGAGGAGGCGGATCATCATCAGCTGGTGCTGGATTTACGGAGCCTGCTTTTTGGAGTGAGGAAACTGGGATTCTGAGGTGGTTGGTTTGAATATTGCATTGATGAATGAGAAGGTTGTTTTTCAGAAATGTTCTGTTGTGAAGGACGGGATCGGGAATCACAGGAATGAGTGGACAGAGGATTACTGCTGTTTTGCAACAATAGGCGGTGAAGGGCTTGCCAGTTCCAGGGAAGCGGAAACCGCAGGGACTGTGGTGGAAGATGTGGGAATGACTGTGACGGTGCGGTACTGTAAAAAGACTGCAGGCATCCGGTCTGTTACCCACAGGATCCTGTTTCGTGATCAGGTGTATGACATTGTGAGTGTAGATCATCTGAATTATAAGAAGAAGTGTCTGAAATTCACATGCAGGAAGGTCCGGAGGTGAGAGTATGGCAGAGGACAGATGTACAGTCAGCCAGATGGCAGATGTGATCATGGAAGGGCTGGAAGAGTATGCACAGCTTGCTGCGGATGATATGAAAAAAGCAGTGAAGAAGGCAGGGACACAGGCAAGGAAGGATATCCAGGAGAATGCCCCTGTGAAGACCGGTGCCTATGCAAAGAGCTGGGTGGCGAAGACCACGAAGGAAACTGCCAATGCAATGGAGATCGTGGTGTATTCCAGGAACAGGTACCAGCTGGCCCATCTGCTGGAGTTCGGCCATGCGCTGAGAAAAGGCGGCAGGACAAGGGCATTTCCACATATTGCGCCTGCTGAGGAAAGGGCTGCACAGATTCTGGAACGGGAAGTGGAGAAGGCACTGAGGTGATGGCGGGAGGTGAAAGCACATGACACTGGAAGAACTGGCAAGGATGCTGGAAAAGACTGGTTTTCCTTTTGCCTATGACCATTTTGCGGAAGGGGAAAGTACGGATCCGCCGTTTATCTGCTATCTGCTTCCTGGAAGTGATAATTTTGCGGCAGACGGGCGGGTATATTTCCGGATCAGTGAAGTGAGGATAGAACTTTACACGGACCGGAAGGATCCCGGGGCAGAAGCTTTGGTGGAAACAGTTCTGGATGATGCCGGGATTTTTTATAATAAGTCGGAGGCCTGGATCCAGAGCGAAAAGCTGTATGAGGTGCTGTACAGTATGGAACTGTAATGATTTGTTAAATGATGGAGGGATAATATGTCTGATAAGAATAACAAGGTGAAGTATAATCTGAAAAATGCGCATTACGCATTACTGACGATCGGAGAGGACGGGGCGGTGTCCTATGCAGCACCAGTGCCGCTTCCGGGATCCGTATCACTGTCCCTGGATGCCAACGGGGAACCGGAGAATTTTTATGCGGACGGCATTGCGTACTATGTAATCAATAACAATATGGGCTATGACGGGGATCTGGAGCTTGCACTGATTCCGGAGAGCTTCCGAACGGATGTGCTGAGAGAGAAGCTGGATTCCAAGGGAGTTCTGATTGAAAACTCAGATGCGGAACTGGCACTGTTTGCTTTGCTTTTTGAGTTCGACGGGGATGTGCGGCATATCCGCCATGTGATGTATAACTGTTCGGCTTCCCGTCCGAAGATCGAGGGCAAGACCAACGAGGAGAAGAAGGAAGTGCAGACGGAAACACTGACTATCAAGGCTACACCATTGGCGGATGGAAAGGTGAAGGCGAAGACAGGAGATACTACGGATGCAACTGTTTATGCAGACTGGTATAAGTCGGTGTATCTGCCGGCTGCGGATCCGGCTTCTTTGCAGGCTTCTGATAGTGGAAAGTCTGTAGTGAATGCTGCAGGAAATGGAAAAGCACTGAGCTGAGGAGGATTCAGATATGAGCATGATGAAGAAGATTGAGATTGACGGGAAGGCGGTTGCTTTTAAGGCTTCTGCCGCTATTCCGCGTATTTACAGGATTAAGTTCCAGAGGGATATCTACAAGGATTTATCTGTTCTGGAAAAGAGTATCGGGAACGGGGATCCGGAAAAGTCTTCCCTGGATCTGTTTTCCCTTGAGATGTTTGAGAATATTGCGTATGTGATGGCCAAACATGCGGATCCGTCGATTCCGGATAATCCGGAGGAATGGCTGGATGAGTTTAATACATTCAGTATTTATCAGGTTCTGCCGAAGCTGATCGAGCTGTGGGGAATGAACATCAGGACGGATGTGGAGGCTAAAAAAAACTTCATGCAATAGACCGTGAAATGACAACTCCCTTGTTTCTTCTCCGGTGTGTGCAGCTGGGGATTTCCATCCGGGATCTGGATCTGCTGACCATTGGCATGGTGAATGATATGTTTGTGGAAAGCAGGAATGATGAGTATAAGGGATGGAGACAGGTTGCCACACAGGAGGATTTCGACAGGTTCTGATCTGATGAAATGTGATGACAGGATGATTCAGAAAGGGTATAATGGTTTCATTAAATCGGAAGTTGTGAAAAGAGGTGTTGTTTTTTGATTCTTGATTATAGTCAGTTTATTACTGAAGAAGGAACAAAAGGAATTGTTAATTTTGTAAGTGCTGATAGAAATGCATCAGTCTTTAGGCACGATTCTATATGTCCATTTTGTAGAAGAAAAATTGAAAATGTAGTATATCAAAAGCATAAATATGATACTCCAGAATGGTTATTTGGTTCTTTTGAGGAATGGGAGTATGTCATTCAATGTGAATCTTGTGGTTGGTGGGAGTATAAATATTCAAATTGTAGTGATGCAATTATTGACGGAATTCGTGCATCAGATGTTAAATATTCTTCTGCAATTTTGAAAAGCTATGATGAAGATTCAATAAATGTACCTGTAAAAGCGTTGAGAGAGTATATTTCCAAAAATCCCGAGGTAATCTACAAAATTAATGCACATAAGATGGAAGATTTGGTAAGGTCAGTATTTTCTGATTTCTTTCCGTCTTGCACTGTTAAAAAATTTGGACAAACAAGAGACGGTGGGCGAGATGGTTTACTTATTGACGAAAACGGACAACAATTTTTGCTCTCTATTAAACGAAGAGAATCACCAAATGCTACTGAAGGCGTGAGTACATTACGAGATCTAATAGGGGCAACAATTGTTGAAGATAATGTTAAAGGTTGTATTATAGTTTCCACAGCGGATCATTTTTCAAAATCTGCAAAGGATTATGCAGGGAAAGTATTATCTAAAGATATAATAACAACATTTGATTTGATTGATTGTAAAGAATTTTTGAGAATTACTGATTTAACCAGAAATAAATTACCAATTGCATGGGAAAATCTTATTAAACTATGAGAAAATAATTTCAATTTGATAATGTTTTTACAACACTATAGCTTTTAGTTTTGTGGAAAGAGAAATAATGTTAAAGGCATTTGTCAGGATGGCAGGTGCTTTTTTTGTGCCTTTTTTTATGGGATTTAGGGGGGAGCCGTATGGCAGGGAACAGAATTAAGGGGATCACTGTCGAGATTGGCGGCGATACCACGAAATTGCAGACTGCCCTGAAAGGGGTTAATACTGAGATCAGAAATACGCAGAGTCAGCTGAGGGATGTGGAGAAGCTGTTGAAGCTGGATCCGGGGAATACGGAGCTGATCGCGCAGAAGCACAGACTGCTGGCACAGGCGGTTTCTGAGACCAGGGAGAAGCTGGAGACTTTGAAGACTGCGCAGCGGCAGGCGGATGAGGCACTGCGGAACGGGACAATTTCCCAGCAGCAGTATGACGGGCTGCAGAGGGAGATTGTTGAGACGGAGCAGGAACTGCGGAGACTGGAACAGCAGGCAGAGCAGTCTGCAACTGCTTTGCAGAAGATCGGGGCAACCGGGGAGAAGCTGCAGGCAGTGGGGGATAAGGTCTCCGGTGTGGGACAGAAGCTGCTTCCAGTGACGGGAGTGGTGACAGGGCTTGGAACGGCGGCGGTGAAAACTGCCGCTGATTTTGATTCTGCAATGAGCAGGGTGGCGGCTGTGTCCGGGGCAACGGGATCTGATTTTGACAGCCTCCGGGATAAGGCCAGGGAGATGGGTGCTAAAACGAAGTTCTCTGCGACTGAGGCAGCGGATGCCATGAATTACATGGCGATGGCCGGATGGAAGACGGAGGATATGCTGTCTGGTATAGAAGGCGTTATGTATCTGGCTGCGGCATCCGGGGAAGACCTTGCAACGACTTCTGACATTGTGACAGATGCGCTGACGACTTTTGGGCTGACTGCGGAGGATTCAGGACATTTTGCAGATGTGCTGGCGGCTGCTTCCAGTAATGCCAATACCAATGTGTCTATGATGGGTGAGACGTTTAAGTACTGTGCACCGGTTGCAGGGGCTTTGGGATTTTCGGTTGAGGATACGGCAGAAGCTATCGGGCTGATGGGGAATGCGGGGATTAAGGCTTCCCAGGCTGGTACTTCCATGCGTTCCATTATGACCAACCTGACCGGGGATGTGAAGCTGTCGGGGGCGGCGATCGGGGATGTGACCATTGCTACCACAAATGCGGATGGTTCCATGAGGAGCCTGTCTGCGATCCTGGCTGACTGCAGGGTGGCTTTTGGCGGAATGACTGAGGCAGAGAAGGCGAATAACGCGGAGACTCTGGTTGGGAAGAATGCAATGTCCGGGTTCCTTGCACTGATGAATGCGGCTCCGGAGGATATTGCAAAGGTATCCGGGGCAGTGAATAACTGCAAGGATGCGGCAAAGAACATGGCGGATACCATGCAGGATAATCTGGAAGGACAGCTGACTATTCTGAAGTCACAGCTTCAGGAGCTGGCGATCTCTTTCGGGGATCTGCTGATGCCTGCGGTGCGGAGTATTGTTTCCGGACTGCAAGGGATGGTAGATGTGCTGAATGCCATGCCGGATGGGGTGAAACGTGTGATCATGATCGTTGCACTTCTGGCTGCGGCTCTGGGTCCTGTGCTGATCATCATAGGAAAGACCCTTTCGGCCATTGGAACGATTATGACATGGGCACCGAAGCTTGCCGGTGCAATCAGTACGGTGAAGGGTGCTTTTGCAGCACTGAGTGCCACGATGATGGCGAACCCTATTGCTATTGTGATCGCTGCCATTGCAGCTTTAGTGGCGGCGTTTATTTATCTCTGGAATACGAATGAGGAGTTCCGGCAGTTCTGGATCAGGCTGTGGAATGAGATTAAGGAAGTTGCTGTTCAGGTATGGACAGCGGTTTCCCAGTTTCTGGTTTCTGCATGGAACGGGATCCGGAATACGGCGGTGGCTGTCTGGAATGGGATCAGGGATTTCTTTTCCGGTCTGTGGGCTGGGATTAAGACACTGTTTACAACGGTTGTCACTGCAATTTCTACTTTCCTTGTGGGAGCGTGGAATGGGATCCGTGCTACGATTATGGCGGTGTGGAATGCAATTTCAGCATTTCTGGGTTCTGTCTGGAACGGGATTAAGTCTGTTATTACGAATGTGGTGAACGGGATCCGGACGTTTTTGCAGAGTGCATGGAACGGGATTCGGACAGTCATTACTACGGTGATGAATGCAATTCGGACGGTGATCTCTACGGTCTGGAATGGGATCCGGACAATTATTTCCACCGTGTTGAATGGAATCAGGGGTACTGTCAATTCCGTGTGGAATGGAATCCGGAATACGATTTCTTTTGTGGTGAACGGGATTAAGAATACAGTTTCCAGTGCGTTTAATGCCATGTGGTCCGGGATCCGGAGCACTATTTCCGGAATTTATAATACGATCCGGGATGGACTGGGAAATGCGGTGAATTATATTACGGGTCTTGCATCTGCCGGATGGCGGTGGGGTGCGGATATCATCAATGGCATTGTGAATGGTATCCGGAGCTGTATTGGTGCAGTTGCCAATGCGGTGACAGATGTGGCAAATACTATTCGTTCCCATCTGCATTTCTCTGTGCCGGATGAAGGTCCTCTGACGGATTTTGAGAGCTGGATGCCTGACTTTATGAATGGTCTGGCTGAGGGCATTGAGAAGAGCAGGGGAATGGTGAAGGCGGCTGTGAACAGTGTGGCTGAGGATATGGTGGTTTCGCCGCAGATGGCTGTGGCAGATGGCGGTATGATTGTTTATGATACACTAAAATTACCAGAAAAAAGCGTCAGAATTCCCTGAAATCAGCAAGGGATTTTCCTCAAAAAA